CACCCAATGGTAATAATCTTTATCGTAATTATCATACATTACAATAGTAGTAATTTCATCATGGTGTTCTCCGCCTTGTTGCCATTCCATATCCCAATACCATTTACGCATTTTATACTCCGGCATTTCTTTTATTTCATCAACTGCATATCTAAAGTGAAAAGGCACATCAGCCTCATAGGTTTTCTTAAACATATCTTTAGCCTTTCTAATATCAAAAGAAGTATCAACTACAACTTTCTTTAACGGCTCATTATCAATATTAACCCAATCACCACGAATATACTCAAAGTCTCTATCAATATACTTTGATGCCTTATACTTGGAAGGTTCTTTCTCATCTTCTTTAACATAAAAATAAGGTTTAACTTCCACCATTTCAAACTTCTTTTCACCGTTCTCTCTCCAAGATTTATAGATTCTTTTACCATCATTCATCTTACTTATTATCATTAATATTCACGCACCTATATGTGGTGCTTTCAATAGTATTCTATCATTAGCCACTATCAAAAGCGGAAATTCATCTTTCATGTATATGTTTAACATTTGGTCTTTCTCAAAGAAAGCATAAAGAGGGCTACTAAATTCAATAGTTGCCCCTTCATTTGGATTAGTAATAAACAACGGAGTTAGCGTTTCTTCATACTTGTTAGTAATGCTTTGTCTTGTTGAAAGTGTTATTGTTTCATTCTTATCTAACTTGTATATGCCACTCTTAACCAATTCACATGCTTTAAGTGCATTCTGTAATTGTGCGTGTGTAATAGTAAATGCAGTTTCAAATTGTCCTTTGCCGAAAGTCCATAGTCTATTCGGATTTACTTCATATCTAACATGACTTAGCATTCCCTTAATTCTTGTTAATGGTTGAATTTGAGGGTGATTGACAACTAAAGGTATTGAAGCCTTCTTTGAATCACCACTTGTAATGGTAATAAAATCACCAACTGAAAATGTTATCTCATTAGAAAATGATTTCAAATAAGGAAGAACATTTGCGCTATCAAGACAGCAAATGCCTTCTTCGGATTCACCTTCTAATGGAATAGTTAGTGATACAAAGAAAGTTTGATTTCCATTCCAAATACTCAAATTATTATCTTTAACTTCTAAAAGAGCGTATGTTCCAAGATTGGTATTACCAAATCCATTATTAGTTGTTCCCTTTCCTTTAACTTGGACACTCTCTAATCCGTTCTTTAGTTCATTTGTTTCTATTGTAAATTTCATATTTTTCCACCACCATGTCTTGCACAGTAATACGGTTTTACATTATTAGCCTCATATCGGCAATCTGTTCCGTCTTTATTTTTATGGCGACAAGGAACTCTTGAAAATTTCTTTTTTACTTTGGCCGGACTATGTTCCTTACAAACTAAAAAGTTCCCTCTATCAGTGTTAATAGTTCTATATTCTCCATATTGACATAGCCTACTCCAACTAATTATAGATTCACCACAATATGCACAATTCAAATGAAAACCATTCAAATTAATCCCTCTCGCAATTCGGGAATACCTGTCCATGAAACTTTACCTGTTCCGACAGTTAATGATTCCCAAGTTTTACCGACAAGTGCAGTATTAGTTTTACTACTTAGTAATTCAGCCTTATACACTACATCGTTTTTCTTGCGAGTTCTTCTTGTTGAAATAATTTGGAACATATAATCTCCCCAATTGTGCCAATTAGGTTTAGAACCAATAACTTCTCCTGTTGCTCCGTAATCTGCTTTAGCATGAGTAATGTAGATTTGGTCGCAATCTAAATTCTTACACATCATCAATAAAGAATAAAATGGTGCATTTCTTTTGCCCCATTCAAATTTCATCTTTTGTGGTTTGCCAATTTTAGAACTTCCAGTCACATTTAATGTGCAACAATCAAGCCACTTATCTACTCCATCAAATACAAACAAAACATCTTCTCCTTCTGCTATTTTAGACTTAACGAATAATACAAAATCTTCGGAATTTGCTTCCGACTTTTGAATATCTAATTCGCCATTTTCATTTCTTACTTCGGGATTCCACAAAGTAATTCTTTCAGTCATCTCATGGTTTTGTCTCCATGTAGGTTCGCAACCATTATCCCAATCTAAAACATAAATTTGTTTATTAGGGAAATCAAGGGCTAATCCACTTTTGACTGTTTTGGGTTCTCCCCAAATACCACAGACTAAACGATTACTTCTTGCTAATCTACCTTCTGTTTGTTTCTTTAATTTATCCTGAAATGCGACAACTCTTTGGTTCTCTATCATTTCATTCGCTACTGCCGGTTGTTTATTCTTACTTGTTAAACTCATTATATCACCATTCCTCTATTATATCTTCATCTTCTATATTTATTTTCTTTCCATTAAGTTTAGACCATGTTTCCAATACTGTTTTTAAATCTTCAATATTATTACAAACATATCTTGCTTCTTTAGTTCCAATATGGAACTTAGCCCAATAGGTATTTTCTTTCTTGTCATTTTCTTTCCAAGTAATAAAATCTACTTTAGACAAGTCAATCATATAACTATTGGTCTTTATTAAATACTTATCTTCTTTTAGTTCATTCATAGGTAAATCCCCCTACTCCTAACCAATCACGAACATAAGAATCTAAAAACCTTTCAAGGTCTTCAAGTTCTAAATATTGGATTATTGTTCCTGCGCTTGAATACACTTTCAATTCCATACCTAACACTCCATTTGAGTTCCATGAAATGTGTTGGATTTTATCGTAGTGAATAAACGCTCTATCTGTTTTTAGTGCATTTTTAAAAATTCTTATCATATTAATTTCTCCTTAAATATAGGCTTCGCACCTATCCGAGTATCAATTGCTTCCACAAGTTCATACTTACACTTGCTACCTTTTTTTACTCCCAACATGAATTCTGTAATGTCGCCAACACATCATACCGCAAACTATGAAGGCCAATATAAACCTCACGACATTTCTACGGGGGAATAACCGGAATCTAATCAAAACCAATCAAAGTTATCCTCAACTGGTTGAGAGACTTCAACTGCTGAACCATGCTTTAGGGTGCAATAAATACCCGAAGCATTAATTGTTGTTGGTTCAACTCCTTCATCGGTTGTTCTTTGGCTTGTTCGGCCAACAATAATAACTGATGATTGAATCCCGAAATCAATATTCAAATGTGGAGGAATCCAACAAGTGACAATTCCCGAACCATCGGAATAATCCAATTCATAATCAATATCTGTTATATTGATAATTCTATTACCGTTCTTTGTTGGAGTCATATTCATATTAGTGACTGTTCCATCTGTAATTACAAATCTTTCTTTAGAAGGTAATTCCTGTCTTTGAATATGCGCTCTATCTAATTCCATAAGTGGAGTTAGATGAGAACCAAAGTTATTTCTTAGACAATCTTCAAATTCAAAGTTAGACATATCCCTAAATAATTCATTATCCGGACTCATTTCACTATTTAATGAAAGACTATTGAATGTTAAATCTTTAGCCCCATAAATATCTGTTCCTGCATCATTAGCAACACAAAGGAAATGCACCCATTCAAATGTATTAGGTGCAAAATCTACTCCGCCTTGATTCTTATAAGAAAAGAAATAAGGTTTCATTTCACTTGTTCCAACAGAACCATAAAATATACCGCTTCTTCTCATTTGTTGTGGTGGTAGTGGTTTTCCGTATTGTGCATTCTTTCCGCCATTCATATAAACGGGTGTGTTATCTAAAGGAACATAATATCGGCCATCTTCTGTTTCTTCTGCTCCCGCAGGTAGAGATGAAATGGTTTTTTCTTCATATTCTCCATGTTGATAACGGGAAATAACCCACTTACCTAAAGCGTTTTCATTTGCTATTGCTACAATTCCTTTTTCAAGGGCATTATCAGCATCACGCATAAACTCTTCTTTTGCTTTCATTCTGTTCCACGCCATCATATCTCTTGGTTCTTCTAAAGCAACAAAGAATCCAAATGCTGCCTTGTAAAAAGAATCATTACTGTTGTTATTGTTATTATTTGAATCTCCCTCTTGGGTTCTTCTAACATTCGCAACATAGTTTCTCCATACACCTTTAGCAATTGGGGCGGTTGTTTCAATTCCGTTTTCTTCGCAAACTTCAACGAATTTTGCTAACGCTTCTTCTTCGCTCAAACCAATATATTGTGCGCTTTTAATCACTTCTGCTTTCATATCTTCATTCATATTTTTCACTTTCCTATTTTTTGTTTTTTTGTTTTTGTTTTTGTTCAATTCTATGATAGTTGGCCAATTAACCATGAGGCTAATACTTTAGGAGTCATAGTGGTTGAACGCCATTCACTTTCTCCTATCGTTCTAAGGACTTTAAATTTCAAATTGCTATCTAATTCAGCAATTAATACTGCGTCATGCAAGCCAATACAAATTTCACGGATAGTATATCCATCGTAAAGTAAGTTATGTATTGCCTGTAAAGAATCTGCCTGTTTATCAATTATTTTCATTAGTATTTTGCTATATTCATCTAAACTGTTATTCACCTGTGCCTTGAGGGAAGAATCACTTGCTTTTGCGGCCTGTAATTCGGTAATCGCCCTCCGCATATCACCGTTCATAGCATATATAAAGGAGTTCAAATCATTGGTTTCAAAACGAGTTATACCTTCTTTTTGAAGGATTGATTGTATTACTTCCAATACTGATTCATTACTCAATGGCTTAAAATGATAGTTAGCACATCTACTTTGTAATGCAAAGATAATCTTATTTCTATCATTACAAGTAATAATAAATCTTATATTACTTGAATATCTTTCCATAATGCGCTTTAATGCGTTTTGAGCATCATTAGTCATTCCATCCATTTCATCTAATAATACGATTCTAAATGGTGCATCACCTATTGTTGCACTTTGAGCAATATTCTTTATTGTTGTTCTTACTGTTTCTAATCTTCTATCATCGGAAGCATTTACTTCTATATAATTATCAATAAAAGATTCACCAAGTATTTCTTTGGCTAATACTAAAGAAGCACTTGTTTTCCCATTTCCCGGATTTCCATGAATTAAAACATTAGGCATGTTTCTTTCTTCTATCCATGTTTTAGCGTCTAAAGTAAAGTGTTCTTGTCCTATTAAGTCATTTAACTTATTCGGCCTGTATTTTTCTGTCCATAACATTATATCCTCTCCAACTTAGATTCTATCTTTTCTATCTTATCCATAACATCATATATTGCTTGAGATAATTCCATACCTATGTGATGGGGTTTGTAAATATCAACCCAATCTAAGGTTTCATAAATAGTGTCTATGTCTTCCAATTCCCTTAACAATTCCTTGTAGTCTTTTAATTTGTTTTCTATTTCTTTTATCTTGTCCGATGCTTTCATTTTTATTCCTCTCTTTTTCCTTCGCAAAAATCTCTCATAACTGTTATATCTGCTTTATTATATTCATGGGTCACTTCATGTAGGCTCATGGATTTGCCCTTCATCTTCTTCCTTCTTTCTAATTTGAAGTTAGCCCTATAATCCATGTATTTTTCCCAAGTGCCATTTTTATGCATCCTTGTTCTTAACTTATTATATTCTAAATAGTGTTCTTTTACTTCGGGGCTTCTATTTTTATGATTCCACTTTCGCTTAAACCTCTCCGGTGATTTCAGCCTCAATCTTTCATATCTTGTTCTTGGATATGCGTTTAATTTTGTTAGTTCTTCTACTATTGAATTTACATATTCGCTAACTACACCCAATGGAACTAACTCTAACAATAATCTAATTTTCTCTATCTGTTCCTCAAACTCTTTTTTAATTTCTTTTTCAGTTTTTAACCTAATCTCTTTTTCCATTTTTATTCCTCCATATATTAACATCGCTATTATTACATTTTCCAATCTTTTCAAATCTTTTATTTCTAAGTAGTTGTGCAATTTGATTTGAGGTAAATGAATATGACCTATTGGAAGAATTGCGCTTCCTTGAATTTTCTTTATTTAATTCATCCATTATCTGCCTACAAGTCATTTCTTTATCTTGTAAAACAGATTCTATTCTATAAATTAATTTTCTTGTTTTCATAAATAATCCTCCAAAGAGGTTTGTTTTGCTCTTATTGGGTCTGTCTTTTTTCTTTTTCTTTTTTCACCTAAACCTAAAAGACGACATTCCCCGTTGTTTAGTTTCTTTTTGAATTGAGAAACAACGGTCTTATCCATACAAAGTTGCTGTAAGACTCTTGGATTCTTGACTCCAAGCCTTCTTGCTAACTTAGGTAATACCGAATATTTCCTTCTTTTAGGCATATTTAACCTATCAAAAGAACCTCCTTCATGTGCATAGGCTAACATTTCATAAAAGTATTTTTGACTCCATCTTCTCTTTACTACACCATCAACAAAGATTAATCTATGCGGGTGCATATTTTCACTTAACCAAGATACTATTTGAGTGTCCGGAGGTTTGTTATAAACTAATAACTTAGCAACTAAATCTCTATCTCTCTCCTTCAGGTAGCCCCTTACGAGGGAATAGGTATCTCTTTCAAAAGAAAACGGTTTTTCTGAATTAGGGGCAATTGATTTAATTGACTCTTCAAGAAAGTTATAAGAACCTGCCCGTTTTATACGACACATATCTTTTATTTCTTTGGGAACGGATTTCTCATTAATGGAAGTTAATACAATTTGTCCTCTATAATTCCTTAAAATAAATAGAATTGCTTGTTTATCAGGTTTATAGTGAACATCTTCTATGATAATACCATTTTCCATAGGAAAAGAACCTACATCAATATTAATATCATTAGCAAAAACAATCATTGGTTCTTTTACTAATGTTAATGCTTGAGTTGATTTTCCTGTTCCTATTTTGCCTGTTATTAAAATTGCTCTATTTTGATTCATTGTTGTTAATCCCATTAAATTACCCCTTTTAATTCTAATAATTTATCTAATCCTTTTTGTGTCAAATGTTCTTTGTTCACCAACATTTTAACTACCGTATCAACCGTAGTCCACTCTCCTTGACGACTTTCTAAATTGTCGGGAATGTTTTCTATTACTCTCTTAAGGTTCATTATCCCGCTAATATAGAGTATTGGTTTTGGTCTTGAAGATGATTCTTCATTATGATAAGAAGAATACACTCCCCAATGCAATAAAGACCGTTGCACACCATTTAGAAACTTAGCCTTTCCTCTTATGGCCAAACCTATTATTGGTTTGTAGCCAATCTTTAATTCATCTGTTCTAATAATCTTGAACTGAACTTTTGCACATGATAATAAAATTCCTACTAACATATCTTTACTAAACATAATTCTCACTTACTTTTATTCCTAAGTATTCGCATTTGTATCTAAGAAAATTTAGCCCATCTAAGATTATTCCTTTGATGGTATTTTCTGTTTCCGAAGCGTCTCCTGCAAAGATAAACGCTAAACTTGTTCCTTGATAAGTATTCCAAGCAACTGCTTGCTTCTCATCTATTGGGTCAAAAAATACTGCCATTTCCGAGTATTTCTTAATCTGTTGAAGATGAATAACTACTCCCTTAATCAACAGTTCCACTTCTTCTTCTTTCAAATCCCCAAATACTACAAATGTAAAACTTGTAGCCGTTCCATGACTTTCTATCCATTCTTGAATATGAAGGTCATTGAACATAATAATCATTCCTTCATGTATTCCATGTTTGACGGCCAATATCCATTAGGTGCAGTATTTGTTTCTAACCAAAAGAAATGTGCGGCAGTTATTCGACTATCGCCCCTGCTTATAGCGTTTTCTTCTGCGTTGGCTATTAAGTTGCATAAAGCCGTTTCAACCCATTCACCCACGAAATACCTTGCTTGATTAGAAACTTGTAAATCTGTATTTTCCTTAAACAGTTTTGTTATATTCACCTTTGTTTTTGGTTTATGTTTTGGTATTTGTGGTTTCTCCGGAATAACAATTGCATTATCTTTGATATAAGGACAATACTTCTGTAATACTAATTTAGGTCTGCCTTGCTCATGTAATATATTTTTAAGATGAGCATAACCTTCTTTATCAATTTTAATACATCTATAAGTTATGGTATCAATAATTGTCATTTCTCCTGCTTGAATCATAATCATTCCTCTTCCAATGGTTCTAACGCCTGTTGTAATACTGCTTTAATTAAGCCAATATCATCATTTCCATTCTCTATAAAATTAAGAGCAGTTAGTATGATGTGCTTATGTCTTTGGTCGTCAAGAGCGTATTTATCATTCTCAAGCATGCCTAAAGTTTGAGCAATCTTCTTTTTGGCATCTTTTCTTTGATAGTTTGTTTCGCCTTGTTGATGTAAAAGAATAAATCTTCTTTGATATAAACCGAGAAGATGAACATATTGAGTTCTTATTCTTCTCATGATATTCCTAATTTCACGATTAGTTTGGTTCATTGATAAATCACTTATCTTTATACTTCTACCAAATATATCTGTCATGTATTTAGTATTCCATGATGCACCTTTATTTTTCATTCTAATCTCTCCACATCTTCTAAGGTATTAATATCCGCAACAAACTTATCATCTCTAATTCTAACACATCTTGGGAATCTTAAGCCTAAGTTGTCCTTTTCATCTCTTGAAACTAAATCAGCCTTAACTTCTAAAACAACAACTGGTGAAACAAAGAACTGCCCGTTCTCAAATTTCTCAACATTTCTTCTTAGTGTATTTGTTAGTGTGATTAAATCCTCATCGGAAAAACCACTACCACACCAACCAACGCTTTGATAACCATTGTCGGATTTTACTCCTAATTCAAATGTTCCGAATACATTTGCTCTTTTACCTTCTCCATACTTAGTAGATAATATAACTACATCAAGATTAATTTGTGGTGGTTTGTATTTAGCCCAACCAACACTTCTTTTCCCTGCTTCATAAGCCATTGAAGAATCTTTGACGATAATACCTTCAAAACCATCATTAATTGCTTGATGATAAAAAGCCATAATATCACCTTCTGTTATTCGGTGCGCTTGATTCGGTAAATCTTTCATCTTCTCAAGTCTTTCATTGTATGGTAAATCCATAATAGTTTCACCGTTTAGCATAAGACAATCAAAGATAACCCATTCAACCTTTACCTTTTCAGCCGCTTCTAAATGATTCTTAGAATGAACTCTTGTAGCCATTAGTTTATGTGGCGCAGGTGTTCCATCATCTTTTATTGGATATATTTCACCATCAAGTATTGCGTTCTTAATATCATACTTTGCACATAATAAAACAATATCGGGGAATTGAACTGTTACCAATTTACCCTTACGATTAAAAATCATTACCTTGCCATCTTCAATATGAATTTGATACCTATTACCATCATACTTGTAATCAACAACAAAGTTAGTTGGCCATTTATTCATAGGCACTTCTTTTGCTAACATAGGTGCTACAAACTTTCCGTGTGTTAAATTACATGGAGGTTCTATCCCTCTTTCATAGGCAGAACAAACTACTTCAATAGAATTAAAGTTCAAGTGTTTCTTAACCTCTTTAACTTTCTTCTTGTAGTAATGAGCCATAATTTTCGTGACTGTTCCTCTATTGATACCGTTTCTTGGTGTTCTTAGAAGATACCTAATGAACCATCTTCGGCCATTAGCAGACATACCAACTAAAGCCGTTTCTACATTTGTAAAAACATCGGAATCAATTTTACCACAATTAAATTCCAATATTAGTTTAGCACTTAGTAAAGGAATGCCTTGTAGTATTTCTGTTTCTGCTGAAACATCAAGATAATATATCGCATCTCCTAAATCATTATGAGCCGCTAACAGTCCATCTATTTCACTTTCAAATACATCGAATATCTTCGCTAACCATTTCTTAGCCTTTGCTAAACCTAAGTTATTAGCAGTAAGGTTATCTTTATCTAAAATAGATAATACTAATCCTTTATTTTCAAAATTCTCAAGAGCGTTTCCTATCATTTTTATCTGTTGCGTTGGTGTTAGAGTATCGCTCGCTTCTAATAACCTTGCCATTCGTTCCCATGTCATCTATAATCACTTCCATATTTTCATTTATATTTTTTATCAGTTCTTTTAACAGGCTACTGATTTTCCCGTCATGCTTTTCAGCATATGTCCACATAGCATTTGCTAAGTAAATCCATTCATTCTTCTTCATTTGATTCTTCCCCATCTAATCTTTGAAGCAATCTCAAGAAGTTAGCCATGATTTGTTGTATAGTATGTATTTCTTCTTGGTTGCCTCTTTCAATAAAGCGGTGCATCATATGAATAAAAGTTGCTTGAGTAATAGCAGGTGCTAATCTTGCTAAATCGTTATGGGAATAAATCTCCCAATAACAAACAAAAGAGGCTCTTGCTAAGTAATTACCTTTAGCGATACCTGCATATCCCATATTAAAATGTTCTAATTCAACATCATTAAGTGCTTTCTTTTGTTTCTTAGCCCATTCATCAAACTTCTTATCATTTGTTGTTATTAAAAATAATTTATTGTTCATCTTCTTCAACTCCTTTATCCATAAAATCTCTTAATGTTTTGTAAAATCTACTGTATGCTAATTCAACATGAAGTCTTTGAACTCTACTTCCTGCCCCTTTTCTTGGTGGAACAGTCATTTGACTTTCCAAATACTGTGCAAATAAATCCATTAAATCTGCTGAACAGTTAATGAATAAATCTACTGAACCATGTCCATACTGTCTATCTTCGTTTGCTTTCTTCAAACTCTTTTTGGCTTGAACTACGCTTATTCTTTTCATTCTATCTCTCTCCCTAATATTTGTAATAATAATTTTGCTTCTTCCATGTTCAACCGAACACCCTTATTTGTTGGTTTATTATCTTTAAACCATCGAATATCCAAGACTTCGATATTCCAATATTTGCCTTTTTTAATTTTACATTCCATGCTATCGTCACGGATAATAGTTCCAATAACTTCAAACTCATCGGTCAATTCATCCACCCCTGTTTGAATTTATCTAAATCTTGTCTTGATGTAAAGTATCTTGGTGTATCTAATTCATCAATACGATTAACAACCCAACATACGCCTCCTAATGAAGAAACTTGAACTACTTCAAATTGACCTCCATTAACTTCTAAAACTTCTTTAGTGTTTATTTTAGGAACTAATCCCCACTTAAGCGTTAATTCTTGAGCAACCTCATGTATGTTTTCAGCAACATATTTTATGATATGCGCTCTTTGAATTGGAATTTTTGGTGCAACTTCAATTGCTAATTCGCCTGTCATTTTACAGACATTACATTTGTTTCCTAAACAAATAGGACACTTTACTCTTGCTTTATGCGGAGCAGGTAAATTAACTGTTATTGCTTTCTTTTTCATTTTCTCATACTCCTAACGCATTTTACACAAACACCATATCTTCTAAGATAATAAATATCAGTTGTTCTTACTCTTCTATGGCATCTTTTACAGTCTTGAACCATTACTTTTCCCGCCGTTCTACTTTTAGTGTGCCGTCGCTTTGTTTTATAAGAATAGTCATAGAACCGTCTTTGTAAACAATAGTCATTCTTACAATGTCTTTATCATCAAACATATTTAAGCCTCCGCTAAAGTGTATAATTTCGCTAATCTAAATACAGGGATAATTTTCCCGTTAATTTTAACATGAGGGCTGGGTCTTAAGATTCTATTATCTTCCCTGCCTAAGTTAATTTCTTTGAAATAAAACTCTATGTGGAAGTCCTTAGTTGCTTTTAGCATAGGGTTTTCTTTAGTCCATTTATACTTTCTCAATTCTTTCTCTAATCTCTTAATTTCTTCACTCATTTTAATTTCTCTTTCATTCATATTTATACCTCCGGCAATAATACTGCTACATCTGTTGAGTAGAATAAAGATGCTATTGATAATGCCGCCAAGAAACTATTCTTAACTACCTTATATGGGTCAAAGACTCCTGCTTCTTCTAAATTTTCTACCTTATTAGTGAGGGCATTATAGCCCATACCGGAAGAAACATCAATTTTTAATTTTGATGAAACATCACCGCTATTCTCAATCAATGTTAGCATTGGTTGTTTTAAAGAATATGTGAACCACTTCGGTAAAGTATCATCTTTTGCTAATTTAGCATATAATGTTCCTCCACCAACTACAATTCCTTCTTCTAATGCAGCCTTTGTTGCGTGTAAAGCATCATCAAGTCTTTCTTTAGTTTCTCGCATTTCAATAGATGAAGAAGCACCAATTCTAATTGTGGCAACTCCCCCGCTAAGTTTTGCTATTCTGTTTTTGATTCTTGCTAATTCATGTCCTTTAGTATCTTTAGCCTGTTTCTTAAGCGTTTCAATTCTACTTAGAACCTCATATTCTTTTTCTTCATTTGTTCCAATAAAGGTAGTTGATTCTTTGGTAATAGATACTTTCTTACAAGTTCCTAAATCTAAAAGAGTGAAAACTTTAGGGTCGTCTTTGCTTTCTTCAACAAATACTCGCCCACCTAATGCACACGCTATATCGCCTAATTCATCTATTTGAGCATCACCAAAATTAGGCGAAAGAACAACGGCACATTGAACAGTCTTTTGTAAAAGATTCATAACTAAATTATTCATGGCTGAACCATCAAAGCCTTTACAGAAAATAACAAGAGGCCGGTTGTTTGCTGAACTAAATTCTAATAGTGGCATAATATCGCTAAACTTTCTAATAGAAATATTAGACATAAACACTAATGGATTATCAAACTCAACCCGACCATTTTCAGTATTACACATCAAATGACTTAGATAACCTTCATTGATTTCCATACCCTTTCTAATATCAATTTCTGTATTATAATTATTAGATTCCTCAACTGTAATAATACCGTCTCTTCCAACTTCATCAATTGCACCTTTGATTAAACTACCCAGATGCCTGTCATTGTTTGCCGCTATTGTAGCGACATTTAGAATATCATCGTTTTCTACTTCAACAACATAAGTATCTAAATAATTAATCATCGTATCTCTTAAATCGCTAATTAAGTTATTAAAATCATGAATTGACATATCTTCTCCAAAATCAACTAAATTATTACAAAAAGCCTGTGCTAAAATACAAGCAGTAGTAGTTCCATCGCCTGAATTATCTTGTGCTTTACTTGCTAAGTTTTGAACTAATTGAATCCCCATTTGAACATAGGGGTCTTCGTGGCTAATATATTTTGTAATAGTCACTCCGTCATTAATAATAATGGGTGGATTACCTTGCAGTATAACTGTTTTGGCTTGTGGGCCAAGTGTAGGTTTTACTGTATTAGCAACTAAATTAATTCCTTCTAACAATTTCTTTTTAACTTCTATTCTATCATTCAGTATCATTCTTTCCTCTCCTATATTGTGTTTCTTTAATTCCTTCTTGTATTAAATAAACCATAATCTCATTTGTTGTCATATTTAAGTCGTCTCTCATCTTCATTATGAAACTCCATTGTCCTTCTGTAATTGGTAGTGAATCAATATTTATTTCCTTCATTCTTTCACCAACTTAGTTTGTTTTGTTTTAGAAAATACTCCCAACAAGTTTTCTGTTGGAACAAAAATCATATCTTCATGAGTTGGAAATCTATGTCTATCATCAAATAGAACTTCTTGACCTTCTAATTCGGGATATTTAGGACATGAAACAACAAGCCCCCTACCATCAGTTTTGATTTGAATACCACTTGAAGAAGTTGAGTTCTCAAGTTTAATTATGCAATTATCTCCAATAGCCCTCATTCCTCTTCCTCCGATGGTAAAGCAACCCAACCTCTTGCAGTTTCGGAAACCCATACTGATGTATGAGTTTTGTAGAACTGTTTCAGTCTTTTGTCTCTTTCTGTTTCTTTAGACCAAGTAATGCCTCTATCTTCCCTTCTAATGTTTTTATCATTAGGGTGTCTTTCTTGATGCCTTCTTTGTCTTTCAAGAAGAGTTTTAGGTTCTTCATCTACAACTATTTCCCCATATTCTCTTTTCTTTTGTTTTCTTTTATTATACATATTTATTCCTCATAATATTCTTTTTCATCTACTTCCTTTATGCCGTCATGGTCTTGGCACTTACTACACGACCAATAACCTAAATCATCATTTGCTTCTTCATCACAAAAAACACAAATCATAATTTTTGTCATTCTTCTCCATCTCCAAATTGATTCCATGTTTGAGTTCTTTCTAAATCGTGATTAACATAAATATCTAATTGTTTAGGTTTATCGTTTTCCCAAAAACCATAATGACCTTTCCCACCTAAAACATAAGCAGTTTCCATTAGTGGTTGCCAAATAGATACTGTGCTAATATCTGTTCCACTAAAATAAGCACTACCGAATGGGTGTGTATGAATCCAACATCTAACAGGCATTTTCATTCCTTTAGGAACAGAACCAAAATCAACAAAACCGGATGAACCGGATGAAACATAACAATCATTCTTTGCATCAATAACAACTTGAACTTCTAAATTAGGTAGTATTTCGGTTGAAGCATGCCAAATAGCATCATGGAAAGGAATATTATGATATGCTACCATCTCTAATAATGTTTTATCATCGTGTGGCACACCTTCTAATCTTTCTTTAAGAATATCTTCATATGCTGACATAACATGATATTCAGCCTCCACTCTTGCTATTTCTATTTCTTCTAAATATTTATCATATCCGTCATCATCACTATTAATTTCTTTAAAATAGTGGTCTTTTATTTTACCCATTTTAATCTCTCCTTAGTTGTTTCTTAATCTTATCAAGTCTCTTTTGTAATCTTGCTTCTTTTCTTGCTTTCCTTCGCTCCTTACGGCTTGGTTTTGACGGCTTGGCCGACTTAGCCTTACGCTTGTTAATGACCTTAGAGGCGGCTATAAGCATTGAATGGTGTTGAGGTTCTGTGCTATCAACAAGATATTCTAATCTACCTGCTATTACAGAATAGGATTGATTGAATTTTGCTCTTGCTTCATCTATTGATAATTCATAAAAATTACAAAGAATATCAAAATCTTGTTCTTCTGTCCACATAGTTTTTGCTACATTAGGCTTTACAACGATAGAACGATTTACCTTTTCTACATCTAAATACTTAGATTCAGTTTTTCTTTTCCTTGTTCCCATATTTTTAATATGAGCATTCTTTAGTGCTACAAACTTTTCTGCATCTTCCTTTGTTATCTTATCACCAATTTTAGATTCCATATCAAATCTTCTTGGAGGCCAATAATCAAGGCCAAGTGCTTCTCTTTGCTTCTTTGAATAGCCATTATTATCGGATAATCCGGCTTTAAGCAATTTGGCATTAATAGTCTGCATTTGTTTTTCTTTCTTAGAACTGCTTTTAGGCTTCTTTCTAACAATATACCATTGGCGTTCAACTGCCGGTGGGTTTCTGCCAAATGATTTAGCAAGAACTCTTGCTTCTTTTGCACTTTTACAAGCCCTTATTTGCTTAATTTCTTCTTTCGTATATTTACTTCTTTTCATATTTTTCACTTCCTTATTTTTATTTTCTTTTTGAGGTTTAATTACCTCTTGAATTTCTTTTGATGGGGTTTGTTTCAAAAGATTCTCCCATCTTTTAATGTTGAGAGGCTTACCAAATATTTCACCGTAAGCCATCATAGTTTGTTTTTCAGTCATAAGATTATGATGGCACTTATGTATAAAATCAATTTCTTCTTGGGGATAATCTACATTATTTTCAGTCAGCATTCTATATAATTTTTTAAGAGTGTTGCCTGAAACAGTTGTGTCAAACTTTCTGTTAAAGTTTCTCGCCATTCTATCCCAAGATACATGCCTTGCTGATGCTGAAACAACATATGCTATTTCTTGATTAGACCATTTACTTAACCAACTCATAGATTCACCACCATATAATCTCTAACTTCATCATTATTTTGAAACCATCTTTGAGTCCATTGTGCGCCCATTCCCGCAATAGCAACTTGCATAAAATGAACTCCCTCATTTGAACCATTCCAAGAATCACCTTGACAAGAAAAAGACCGTTCTTCACCCGCTAAAAGCATATCATACATTTTCGGGTCGGCCTTATAACTTACTAAAGCGGCATTTCTGCCTTGCGCTCGTAAATCAAGCCATTTAAGACTTGTGTTGTATAAGGTCTTTCTTACGCCTAAGTTATCTACACAACAAATAACCAAGTCATATCCTTGCATTTGTTTTTCTGTTAGAATAGGGAATCTAATATCCTTCAATACTGATTCATAAATATCCTCCATAACACCTGCTTTATTATGACCTACATGACCTACATGAAAATTTTGATATGGTAAATTCTTTGCTTCTACAATATCGGGGTCTGCTACTGTTATGTTATACAGTCCTACTTTATCTAATACAGGAATAAGGAAACTCCCTATTCCTCCTGCTCCAATTACTAATATTTTTCTTTTCATTTTTATTCTCTCCTAATTATTTTCTTTTCTATTAATTCAGCGTAGTTATCCATCCAATTTGCTAAAATTTGGGTTGATTCTCTTCGGCCTAAACCAAACTCCTCTCTCAAATAAGGAACTGCACCAAACATGTTAGTGACCCCGCTTTGCCGTAATTCTTCTAAAAATACATAGTATTCTGTCCA